TTGAGGGTCATAGGTTTTTATATTTATTATTTATTAAAAAATTTCTACAATTGAAGCCTCATTAGATATTGATGCACTCGCATGGTTAACTGAAAGTTGAGCCGTTATTTTAAAAGTTAATGCCCCCGTGCTATCTTCTGCGGATGTTCCGTAACCGCTCCAAAGATTAGTGTTGTTATCTGTTCCCTCTACTGCTCCAAAACCACCCTTTTGGCTATTTGTAGCCCCATTATTACATATCCATAAATCAATAATTATACCTGTATCTTCAATATCGCCTAACACCGAACGTACTCTAGTATCTAAAATTGTTGCACCATATTTCAACCTAAAGGTTAAATTATAAGCACCCCCGCTCTGATTATGCATTCTTCCCATTACTCTTGCTCTTATAATTCTATTCGTTCCTAAAAGATTAGCTGGAACACTAAAAGTAAACAAATCAGCTTCTGTGGTTGAGCTAACTATTTGTGTTTGAACTATAGAAGTAGAAATAGACATACCCGATGAAGCAGGCGAGATGAGCTGAAAATTAGTACCATCGTATATTATCTCTGTTATTTGATTGGCTTGTATATCACTATTAACCAAAACAACATTAAAGTTCTTAACGATTGATTTTGCACCTAACGCATTGACATTTATTGTCGCCGCACCAGTATTTTTAGTATTCGCCTTAAATCGGATCACCATGCCAGTGGTATAGGCGGAGGGAGCTGGGGATAGAGTTATTACATATGTGTCAGTAGCCTCTGCATCGGCGGCGTAGATTGCATTACTAGTTTGTAATCCGCCAGCGAAGGCTAGAGGAGTAACTATTTTAGTGTTATTTGTTCCTGTAGTTGTTTCTGCCGCTGTTGCTACTGTTCCACCCGTTGCATCCTGCCATGTCGCTGCGGTTGGTGACGTTGCTGTTAATACTTGATTAGCACTAGGAGCAGTCGCCGCTGATACATCTACTGTCGTAGTAGCACTTTTAAGAGCTAAAACTGTAGGTAAATCGGCTGTACCACCCAAATGATTAGCAAGTTTAACCTTACCTTGTTTAGTTGTGGTAGCTGATGGTGTTGGTGCGCTCCCGAACGGTAAAAGTGTCATAATTATGAACCTATAACTGCTACTTTCTCCCCGTTAACTGAGGAGTCTATATAAATTTTATTTGTATTATCTATGGCGACTGAGGTTGATTGCCCTGCTTGAAGTTCTGCTCCAAAAACAGTAGCAGATACGGCTGAACCCCCAATATACATTATTCCTGTATTTGTTGAGGGGGCTTCTAAAATTATACCCGACACGGCATTGGATGCAAGTTGTACCCGTGTTCCCGCAGTTGTTACAGCTGTAACAAAAGCTATTAAGGTTGTTGGTGTTGTGGGATTGACTATTTGCCCCGAAGCTATATTTACCGTACCTATAACCTTAGTCGTTTCAGCAGTAAGCACAACTATACCGATGGAAGCAACTCCCGCTGCAAGTTTTCCTATCTCAGCTGTCCCTGCTTTTAATACAACTTCGTTAGCATTTGCGGTTGCTTGGTCTATCCCGACCTTGCCTATGAGGGCTGTACCTGCTACAAGAACAGGGGCAGTCGCAATACTGACTGGTTGTGTAGCTTGAAAGAAAGTACCCGAAACTGGTTGTGTTTCAGTAAGGTCAGCCTTTAATTGAAGTTCTGTAAGTAAAGTGTCTTGTTTTGTGGATGTGGCAAAGCCTGTTATTGCCGCTGGTGGTGTTAATGTTGCAATTGTGGCTGAGGGTAAAATTACTGGTATGGATGATGCTGCAAGTGCTTGACCAAGAACGGGTACTTTCCCGTCTATAGAAGAAAGCGATGAATTTCCAGTTGTCTGATTAGCACTCGTTGATGCCCCAGAGGGTAATACCGATGATTGTACATCCACATGAAGTCCATTGGCTCCAACTGTAGCCCTTGTATCATCAGTGCTATTTTTTATCTCAACAGCACCTATTTGTATATCTGAGGCTGTTAAACTTGTTGCCGACCCTGGCGACATTCTTCCCATATTATTTTGATTAAACTTTTTTAATTACTACCTACCAACTGATATATCACTCAATTCTAAAACTCGCACGTCTGCTGTACCTGTTGAGACACGACCATAAATTATCATGTCTTTTCCTGCATCAAATGAAGGGGAATATGTCCCTGCTGGAACAGGCACTCCGTTTCCAAAAGTCATTGCTGATCCCCCAATTTCTACCGTTACAGAAGAATTGTTATAAATAACAAGTCCTCTTCGATCTGCCAAAACCTCACCTGGAAGGGGAATTAACGCTGTTGTAACCGTTACTGCTGTTGATTTAACTGTTCCTGCCAAACTATTTATAGATATATGTGTTGCAGGCATAGCGGTCTTTGTTGGTGGAAAGTTACTTACCATAATACTCTTTGGAATAACAGCCTCTGGCATACTCTTTGGAATATCTTGTATAGCTTCTTTCAGTTCATTTAATGCTACCAATATTTTCTTACTTTCTATATTTGAGACTTCTTTTGGCTTTAGAAGAGATAATTTATCTGAAAGTTTATTTATAGTTTCAGTTACTCTTTTCATTTCTGGGTCAAAGGGAATAGATCTCACATCTACCAAGCCAGACACCTTTTGTACATCGGGAAATCGTACTTCTTTAGTAAAAATTTTATTAAGAGGAATAATCAAACTACTAACGGTATTCCCTATTTTATTGAGTGTTTGTATTTGAACATTATTAAGGGAGTTTGAGTTTTGAAGAAGTTGTATGATCGGTTGTAATTGCTCCAAAGAAATTTTGAGCCTCTCTATATTCTCAAGTGTAAGGCTTTCTAAATTAGCAACATTAAATCCTGATACTGACTGAACAGTAAATTGAGCTTTTCCCACTGTATCCCTTCTTGTAGTAGAAAGCGTTTTTAACGCTTGGGTAATTTGTGAAATTCCCGATGTAATTGATTCTTCATTATCTAGCTTAACTTTAAGAGTCTTACTATCAAACACTTTCTCCAATGTAGATTTCATTTGTTGAATAAATATAGAAAGAAAACGAGCGGATATATTTCCTTGGTTTGATTGTTTTTCTTTTACAAGAATTTTTGGATCAAATATCATATGTTTATGTTACCTCACCGCTATCATATACAGGTTAGCCGTCCCCGTACTTGTTGATGCGTGAAGTTTATGAAATGGTAAATTAAGCTCAAATGCTACATTTGCAGTCAAAAACGGGAAAGAACCATCGTCGGTTGGTTGATCGAAATCAACACGTACCGTTGCCGCATCTGCAATTAAATAAACCTTCCCTATCATGGGATGACCAAAATCTACTGCTTGATCTGCTGTCGTAACTGCGAGTTTTCGAGTTTCAACCTTTGTACTGTTTGCCATATTAAAAATCTATAATTTGTAATTTACTAATCTTATCTCTTATTCCTACATTATGCAATCCATTATTCATTTCTTTAACTCCTAGAGATACAAGTTCCAAATGCTCCAACTCTCCCTCTATTTGTGTTATCTTAAATCCTGCCTCTCTACATTTTGTAAAAAACCAAATATCTTGTCCCCCATATTTAGCTGGATTATCTATCCACTTATTGTCATTTAATCTTAGGGTTTTATCTGTTCTGAAATAGGGTTTTTCTAGTTTGTCAAATACTTGAGCTTTAACTAATGTTGCCCCTACTCCGCACCAAAGTATTTCCCCCTCTTTATTCCTAGCCGAACAAGAAAATCCATTTACGCTGTAATCAACAAATACAATATCTACATCTATATTCAGCATCTCTCTAAACTTATCAAGGGGAAGAACAATATCTTCTTCCAAGAATAAAATGTAATCTGGTTTATGTAAAAGTGCACCCTCTACCAAATCGTTAAAACAGTTCGGTATTGGTTTATCAAAACTCCTAAATACCCTCATGTCAAAGCTATCTCTTATCTCATCTAGTGCTATCTCAGACCTTGTAAAAGACAATGCTCTCGTTGGTCTGATTACTGCTATCATCCTTTTGTCTTTTCGTAACGCTCAACATCATTAACGTCTACGCTTCTTGTGTTTCCTATATCTCGACCTAAATTATCCTTGCTCCATTTTTGCTGATACTCCCTACCTTTTGATCCATGCAAAATCTCTCCTTCGTGAGTGGTTACTCTCGTTTGGATATCTTTCCAATGTGACGCCCGATCTTCTCTTTTTGATTTTCCTATATTAAATGACATATTCTGAATAATTAGTAATATCCATCTGGAGTAGGATTGCTCCTACCCCAGAAAGTTACAACTAATCATAGTTTAGAGCCTTAAAGCAATCTAAAACTAAGATCTAATTTCTACACCAAACGTGGGTCTTACCGTTTTAAGACCATAAATTGTGTCTGTGACGACCAAGTTACCTAAGAAATCAATACGATTCTCAGACTGTACACGTGGAGCGAGTTGAACTGCCAAACCGATAGCTTCCTTGTGGAACATCATGTTGTGACGTTGTGTTGGAGTACCTGCTGTTGCTACCACCTGTTGTGTGTAGTAAGTAGGCATACCATAAATATCACCCCAAAGAGATTCCGTTGGAGGCCCATCTCTAACAACTGTTGACGAATTTGCCATACCCATGTAATCGGTCTTTACGAATTTATCTATCTTCAAAAGAGCTGTCTTTTGAGTAGGATAAATTATAAATGAACGATCTTTCATGGCTGTGTTCGCCAAATCCAAAGCTTCAATACCCGCTAAAATCACAGCGTCAGTTATGTCAGATCCGTATGCACCCTCATCACTATTAGTGAAGTTGATGTACTCACTAAGTATAGCTGTATCAAGCACTCTTGCGACTGCTTCTCCAGATTTACTAGTGTACTCGGATAACAAATCATAATTTGACTGAACCTTAGCCATATCCTCTACGAAAAACGCTACGTGGTAGTGTTGATCTATGAGAATAGTGGTATCTACTTCCGTAACCGTTGACAATGTTACTGCTGTATTTGCAGACTTGACCGTAGCCGTGAGGTTCGAGATGTTTGGTAAATGGATAGTGTCTCCTTTACCAGTGACCATCGAATCATATCGTTTTACGAGTCTAGCCGCAACTAAAACATTTTCCGTTGCTCGAAGAGTTTCAGCTCCCCAAACTTCTGGAATAAACACATTAGAAGTTGTTACTGTTAAATGACCTGCGCCTAATCCTGCCATATATTATTTCACCCCCTTTTTCAATTGGACTTATAATTGTCCTTTTGTCATCATGTCTCGAATCTTGTCTCGATTCTGCTCATACTTAACTTTTCCCTCAGGGGTTTTAAGCCATTCGGCTATCTTTTCACGAGTAATACCCGCGTCTCGATCTGCCCCCGCTGTTGAGCCACCCTTTTGAACAAAAGGCTTCTTTCCTCGCCCAGCTTCTAACTTTTTCAGATTCCAGTCCAAAAGTTCATCTTCATGAAGCATTTTATATGCAATTTCTGGTTCCCATTGACCATGGTCTCGCATATACTTTTCAACTTCATCCTGATCGTATTTTGGTCTTCCATCTGAACCGTCATAGGAATTTGCAAATTTGGTATGTGCGCCGTCTAGTACAGTTCGGTCTTGAATACCCTTTAACTGACTTTCGACGTAATCCTTCTTCACAAACCCTCCTTTTTCAAGAATCTTAAATGCTCTTTCCATCTCTGGAGTCAGCTCAATATCATCGTTTACTCTTGGCACTGGTGGCGTCAATCGTGCATCGACTTTATTTAAGCGTTCTTCCAAAGTTTTATTTTTAGCAATCAACTCTTGAATACGTGTTTCCGCTGAACGATCCTTCCCAGTTGTATCTACCTCTCCATCAGGAGTTGCATCTACTTCTGGATCATTCCCATCTAACGAGGATGGATCGGTAATGTTGTCATCTTCCATAATTATTTCACCTACTTTCATTTACCATTTTTAACGTAGCCCCGACTTACGTCGGAACAACACCACTAAGGTGGGTGATCCCTGAAACCTTTGTTAAAAGGTCACAAGGGGGAAGATTGTTCCCCCTTAGAACACTTTTTTAAAGTGCTTGACTGAAAAGAATAAATCTTCTCTCTTGTGACCTCTAACTCAAGTTTTCTAAATTTTTAAAGTACCGTAACTAGTCCTGATCTTTTAATTTCCAAAAAACAGTTACATCATTTTCATTGGTATGAAATGATCCACCATCAAGTTCAAGTGGAGCATGTTCTGGAAAATTAACTTCACGAACCCAATCCTTGCCTGCTGCCGCTGTTGGTTGAGTGATCTGCAAAACCATATCAGTTGTCGAAACTGAACCCATACCAGAAGCATGTCCAGGAGCTACTCTTTTGTTATAAAAGTTAGTAATTCCCCCATCTGTTGGATTTCCAAAAACTATCTTTAAGACCTCTATGTCTTGACCCAACGCTCCTAAAACCTGAGCATCGCCTACTGCATTTGTCGACGCAACGTAAGTTACCATATCTCATTCACCCGCTTTCTTGATATAATTTGTAATAATTAGAACCCATAAAGCTCATGTATGTCCTCTTCTACTTTCTTTAAGTTCCCCTCACTCTTATCAGTGAATACCCTGTGACCATACATGTCCACAGGTATCTCTTCATACATCTCCTCCATAGTCATACTTCCACTCTTCATGTCCTCTCTGTGTTTCATCATTCGATTATATTTATCGACTGGTATTCTTATTTTCATATGTTTAATAACTTCGCATTGGACGCATTTCTTTTCCCTTACGTCCTTTACGAGAACTTTTAACCGATCTACTTTCGATAACTGTTCTTTTGACTGTCCTCCCTGGTACTGTTTTCTTTTGGTTAAATCGCTTTACTGTTGGTCTGCTCATAATATTGTTGGTTGATTTGGATTAAATGGTGGTGCTCCAGCGCCTACGGGCGGACTCATTTGAAATGTCTCAGGGCCTTGAGGCGGAGCTGGTGGCAATCCTCCACCGCCAAACATCCCTGCTAGTTCAGGAGGGAGCTCTTGACCCTGAGGTAAACCTTCTTGGGGGATACCCTGATCTTCTGGTACTGGTTGTGTCTTTCCTCTCGTAACCCATTTTTGATAATTCTCATGTTCTATAATATGCTCGGCTGTAAGTGGGTCGTTTGCCTGTTCTTCGTGAATCGTTATATGTACATCATGATCATCTTGTGCATGAGCAAATTGCTGTATACCATCTTTCATGAGCTCATTTTCTGCCATTGCAAGTGCCTGATCGTCAATATCTATGCCAAATTCCTTTTGGATACTCTCCGACTTCTTGCCACCCGATGACTGGAGAACCTGCTCCTCACGTGTCCTTTTTACAATATTATCTATATCTGCAAACTCAGCATGTTCAAGGAATGTCTTTTGATCTATTGCACCAAGCCTATAAAATTCTTTTAGCTTTTCCTGTCTAGCTTCTTTAGTATATGCAAGCCATGAGCCAACCTGTACTCGTACCTCATTCTCTCGCCCTATTACAGCAAGGGGTAATTCTTTTTCTCCATACTTGAATGTTTTCTTTTTGGCCTTTCCGTCCTCTCCTATTGCCATAAAATATTCAGGCTTGCCACCCAATCCTGTAACTGAAACCAATTTAGTCGTAGTCCAATTCTCAGCTACTAAATTAAGTATCTTCCTGCCCGCACGGCAAAGAAAGTCTTGCATGTTGTCTATAAGATCTGCTTGATTTGAGGCGTCATTTTGCTTGAGTTCTGCAAGTGCCGTGCCTGATCTCAGGCTACCAGGCATCCGACCAAATGACACGTCATGTAGCCCCGATATATCCTCAAATCTTCTTATCATACGATCTATCTGTGCTTCTGGGCTTGGAGGAAGGGGAGAAATCGGTAATGAGGTAACGGTTGAGCCTCTATTCTTCTCTATAATTTGTCCGTGTTCGTTTACAATAAGCCGTACCCCAGAGTTTTTATCGATAACAAAACGCCCTCTTGCAAACAGATGATTGTATTCAAAAATATGAGATTCAAGAGCATCTATTACTCGATTTATAGGAATGAGATTTTTGATCCAAGCCTCGCCATACAGTCCTCCAGGGTATATATCACCTTGGAGTACCTCAAAAGGATAT